CCTATTTAAGCAAAACTACGAATTTCGTAATAAAGTTTATTTAGACAACGTGACATTCATTACATTGATAACAGAATTTTGTTATCCCTTGCCCAATGGAGGAAAAACATATGGCATACTACAGGCGCAGAAATTACGGATACAGATATAGAAGGCCCTCTTACGGATACAGGCGCAGGAGGTACTGATGTCCAGCCCCTCCAGTTCCTTCGAATTTTGGATTGCCCAGCTCCCTTTCGTTAGGCATATCGGCAATACCTACGATTCCATGAGGTACTGGGACGACTACTACCGCAACACTGGGTTTAAGGCGAAATATCCCTACCGCACCTATGCTAACGGCTCTATGGCCAGCACTGCTAGGAATCTCGCTAAAGGCTCGAAATATCTTTACGGACTTTACAAGTGATAATATGGCAACTAATCGTGCATATGCTAGCTTTCAGGAGATTTATGACTTCCATACCGAGGTAGGCAACACTACCCTGATTGAGGTCCACACTCCTATCTCTGACCTTCCCCAGCGCATGCTGAACGGATTTTTTACACAGTTCAGGAAATTCAAGTACGCAGGAGCGGATGTTACCCTCGTTCCTGTCTCTACTCTTCCGGCTGACCCTCTGCAGATTTCATATGAAGCGGGCGAGCCTACTATCGACCCTCGTGATATGGTTAACCCGATTCTCTGGAAGGGTATGTCTGGAGCTTCCATGGGTCGCTTCCTCGATGCCATTTTCGGCTCTCATAGGATTTATTCTGCCCAGGCCCTTGGTGATGTGATGGACAACAGTCCTGCTTCTGAGACAGATTTCTATCAGCTCTTCGGGGATTCCCTCTCCATTTCCGAGTCTACCGTCTTTAAGGCTCTCACTGACCCTGACGCTGTTGCTGCTCTTGAGGCGATGTACTATCAGGGTCTTGCCGATAACTCTTGGAATAAGGCTGGTGTTCAGACTGGGTTCAAGAAGCGTGGGCTTTTCCCTCTTGTCTGGAAGTCTGCATCCAATCTGTTTAGGCCTGCCAATCAGAACAGCCCCCCTAACCCTACTGGTACTGGTACTCCTTGGGTTCCTGCTACCAATGTGGATGATTACAATAACTACGGCTATGACCAGATCCATGAGAGCGGTAGCCCTCTTACTCCCTCTGTTGGTGTGGGTATCGCTGGCGGTCAGTTCTCCAACGGCACTACCAGGCTTGGCTGGATGCCTACCCAGACTTCCTATGGAATGGTTGGTACCCAGCCTTCTATCGCCAATGCTGTCAACGGTGCTCAGGATATGACCATCCTTCCGCTCATCCCGATGATGATGATTATCCTGCCTCCTGCATACAAAACTGAAATGTATTTCAGGATGGTAATTAAGCACAAGTTCGAGTTTGCGGAGTTCGCCAACACTGTCGGGCCTGATACTTTCAGCAATAACCAGAATGTTTCTCCTGCTTTCATTTACACAAATGTAACCAGCGGTGCATCTGTTGCTACCACTACCGAGGAACAGCCTAAGATAGTGACTGCGGGAGTAGCATGAGGCTGATTGACTTGCTCGTTAAGATTAGGGATTTCTTTTACTTGAAACTCCACATGGAGAAGTAAACGGTTTACAACCTCCCTCTGTCTTCTTGCAGGGGGGGTTGAGGGGGGGAAGGTTCCCCCCCCTATCCCCCTAAAGGGGATAGGAGGACGCCCCTATAGTGTTACGATAAGGGCGTCCCCTCACAGCACTACCATCCTCCATCTGTCGTAAGACAGCTTGTCTAGGTCTGGTTTGTTGTTGGTCATGACGATTATCTTCACTCCACGGATGTTGACCATCCGACCCTGATAACGGCTGTCGTATACTAGGCCGTCCTTGATGCTCTCGATGGCGCAGTACAGTTCCTTGCTCCATTTCCAACTGCGCGGTATGTCGATGAACACGTAGGGCCTGAATCCGTGTTCGATGTACTAGGAGGCGACGAATTGAACCATTGCTTGAACTGTGCTTACCGTTGGCGGTGTCACGTACGCCTGCCCGCGTTCCCACAATGCCCCCGTAAACCACGATTTACCGACGTTACCGCCTTCGTCGTACCAAACTAGCACCTCGCGGTCGTTCGTGGCTCTAAGGGCCTGTATGGCCCGTTTCTGGTTGGGCCTGAACTCTCCGAATCTCTGAATCAGATTATCAGTTCTGTCTGAACTTGTCCAGTATTGTCCTTCCTTGGCTTCGTAATCCCACTTAGGCACTTCGGCCTTTCTGATGCTGGCGGTTGGGATGTGCTTCTTGCACCAGTCGAAGAACTCTTCGTTGCTTGTCTCCAATCTGATTTGCCAATGCTTGTATCCATTCTTCCCGGTCTCCTTTCCGATTATCCACTTCTTACAGTCGTTCTTGTCCAGCATGATGCGCAGCTCACGCTTGCTTACCTTATCCCTGGGGATTGTCAGCATGTACATTTGTGACATTTTCGTACTCCATTGTCGGGAGGCCGTCGTGGACAG